TCCGATATGCACTATGCATTTTAATAACATGGTGCCGTCATTGTATTTTTCAGAAGGTAACCACTTCACTTGATATTCAGGGTAGAAATGTAGCATGATTTGGTCTGCATAATGCCATGGCAAATAAGAATATCTACCTTTGTTGTCGACCATGCCTGTTACATCTACCTGAGATAGCGTTTGGTATACCTCTTTGTATGTAGGTTGTGTCATATTTAACTCCATATTGTTAATTGATGTCTATATTATAATACAAAAAAATATTAATACAAGTTGATTTACACATTTATTTACATTATAATAACAAACAAATAACAATAGGAGAGCAAAATGGGTAAGATGAAAGAACTTTTATATGATGAAGAGCATGGCAGATATAAAGATATCGAAGAATTTATAAACGAAGATTCGATTGCTGCCTTCGAAGCACAGGTAGAGGAAAAAGAAAATGAATCAGAAGGAGTTTAATGCTTTTATGGATGTGGTTGAGAACACATATCCTAAACAAGCTAAGATAAATAATGTGCAGCGTGGCATGTTTTGGCTAAGTTTACAGAAGTATAGTTTAGATGATTGCATGTCAGCATTGCTTTTGCATTGTGAGACAGACGATGGTGAATGGAAGCCACAGATATGTCATCTTACTAAGTTTCTTAGAAAATCAGAAGAGAGCGTACGAGCTATGTTCAACGATTTTTTTAAGCGTAAAAAAGTCGAAGATAAAAAGGCTGTTGAAATATACAATAGACTTGGCGGCTTAGAAATGCATAAGTTGCCTGAGTATCAGACGAGAAAGTTAGAAGACAAGTTCGTGCAATTGTATTTAGAAGAGGGTAGTAGAGAAACTTTTGCTGCACTACCTAACAAATTAAAAACAAAACTTATAGGTAATAAATCATGATGCAAGCTGGTAAAGGCGACCGATATAGGCCTGTCGATAACGATAAATTTAACAAAAACTTTGATAAGATTTTTAGAAAAAATAAAAAAAAGGAGGAAAAAAAGAAATGACCACTTATGTTGTAAGAATGAAAGAAGGTAAAGAGTTTGTTGGTATTTATGCTGCCCGTAATCGACCTAGCCTTTTTTGGTTAGTTGACCAATTGTGCGACCCTTACGCTTGTGAATATTCTAAATTAAGTGTCGGTGGCTTACATTTTATTGGTAAGTGTTCGAAATTTATAACTTTAGATAATCAAACTGAGAAAGAAATCGAACAGGGTATTGAGCTTAATGGACCTGAATTTACAGAAGAAATGTTAACATTCGAAGGGAAATGGAAAGAACTTACTGAGGATTGCTATGATTAGGTTGGGTGAAGAAGAGTTAGAAAAAGCCGTAATAGAGATTAGAGAGAAAGGTGCTGAACTTGCTGAAGCTGAGGCACAGTATCAATATCTAGAATCTATGCACAAAATAACTAAAGCTACAGTATTTTTAGAAACTGCCGGCCAAGGATTGACTGTAAGAGATAGAGAGTGTATGGCCGAATCGCATAAAGATGTTATAAAATATGTGCCTTTGATAAAAGAAGAAAAGAAAAAGTATTTATCTTTGCGTCATCATATCAGTAGTATAGAAACATCTTGCAATTTATTTAGGACTAACTCAGCAAATCTTAGAGGTGAGAAAAAACTGTACGGGGAACTTGGTTGAAATATTACAAACAAAATAATAAGTTTGATTTTGACTTGGATTTCGGACTTATATCTGAAAAGTATTATGGAAAAGTCCTACATGATTTGATTGAGGGTAAATCTGAGTGCAAGGCAGAGAGAGATATATGGACTAGCACAGGAAATATGTTTGTCGAATACGAGTCCAGGGGACACAAAAGCGGAATAGCTATGACTCATGCAGAGCATTGGGTTGTATCTTTTTATAAAGAAAATAAGGTATGCTTTACCTTGACTGTGCCTATCGAAGACATGAAAAAGATAGCAAGGAAAGGTAGACCAAGTATAGGAGGAGACGACAATACATCTAAAGGGATGTTGGTAAAGATAAAAGATGTTATAGACTATTTTATGGATGGCCAAGAAACCTAACAAAGCTACACAAGAAGAGTATCAAAAAGCAATAGAGTATGGATGTATTGTATGTAAAAAAAAATATGGTGTGTATACTCAGCCCTGTATTCATCACATTACAGGTGCAGGAATGGCGTTGAAGAATAAGGATTTTATTCCACTCTGTCATCACCATCATCAAGGAGGAGAGGGTATACACACTTTAGGAACTAAGATTTGGGAAGAGAAATATGGTACACAAGAGGATTTGTTAAATGAGTTTAGAAGCTCTTATAAGAAAGGATTTGATTGAAAAAGGCGTTGTCGTACATTTTACATCAGACAAAGACTCTTTAGTTGACATAATCTGCAACTATAACGGACGATTTGGAATGTTCAAGTTTTTGACACACGATAATTTTATCACCGATGGCATGACAAAGATGAAAAAAAAGTTTCATAGGTGGTATCATATCGTTCGTGTACCTAATGATTGTTTGGTAATATTGAGCGGCAAGGAGATAGAAAAGCCGGTCAAAGAGCAAAGCATAGTTGGCGAACAGAAAAGCAGAAAGAAATATAAAGAATACGAAATGGATGATTTCCAAAAATTTTTATTGGGGCAGGCTAAATGGCGGAAGAAATAATAATAGAAAAAAATATTAAGATAGATTTCATTAACAATGGAAGACCAACAAAATATAAAGATTACTTAAACGCATTTATGTCTATGGACTATGGAGATTCGTTTGTTGTCAGAGATTACAAAATAGTAGACGCTGTAAGAAATTATGCATGGAAACAAAAGGTTCCTTGTAAGTTTAGAACAATTGCAAAAGAAAAGTATAGGATATGGAAAGTTACAGATGAAGATTTTTCATAGTAGACGGGATGCCAGGTGGTGGGAGATAAATGCTAAGGATGCACTGGGCAATAAAAAATGGACAGATGAAGATATTGAAATATTAGATAAGATAGAGGAAAGTTCTAATAAAGATAACAAAGGCAGCGTTTATTTTCCTTGGGGTTTGAATGTACATTTACAAAGATATATGATAGAACAATATAAAGCTCGAGGTAAGGAATACTTAAATTCTATGGGCAAAAGAGTTATAGATGAAAGACGGAGGATTAAAGAGACCCGTGAAAGCTGAGTTATTAACTTTGTTAACTGCTAAGTCGATGAACTACGAAATATCATCTACTAACCACAACGCTATAACCAGTGAAGACATTGCACATTTTCTTGGTACTAAAAATCTAAAAGATGTTGAGTATGATTTTCTGATGGCCAAATACACTGACGATAATTATTCTAGGTCTTTAGTCTTCCACGAAATATATCAAGACTTCTGCACAATTTTTATGAAATATGTTGATGTAGATGTGTTAAAAAAAGACAGACATCTAATAAGAAACTTTGTTAACTTAGCATTGAGAGAAGTAATATATCCTAATTGTTTTATGTGCCAGGGCAGAGGAACTATTGCTAATGGCAACAGTATAGAGAAGTGTCAGCATTGTGATGGGACAGGCCAATTCATATACGATGATGATAACCGACCTGAGTTTTTAGGTTATGATAAAAAAGAATATTCTAAATTTAAGAAACCCTACTTAGAAGCACTAGAATTTACAAAAAATATTGAAATCAACGCATTATCTAAGATTGGGGACGATTCTTAGAAAAAAAGTGGCCCTAGAATGCCCGTAATCGCATTTAAATGACCTTTGTGATACCTTACTACCCCCTAGTGAGTTAATCTATTTTCATCCCTCTTAGGCTCATTATCTGAGGTTTCGTTGTTTTCCTCTTCTGTATTGTCTTGTATCATAGCTAATTTTGGTTTTAGTGCAGGAATTTTGCTAACAAGGCCCTGTAATTCTTCTAATAACTCAGCATCTGTTTTATTTTGCCCGTTCTCTACATTCAAGTTTATATTTTGTGAACTGAAACCACCTAACTCCAAAACAAGTTTTGCTGTATTTAGTTTTACAGAATCTTGTTCTGAATGTAATAAGTTTTGTAGAACCGAAATAGCAAGTCCTGATGTTCCTGCTATGCGTTCATCATGTTTTTGTTTTATCTCTGCAATATATTTGTTTTTTAAATAATAGCCCATTTGTCTAGGGTCTTCTTTCCAGCCAGCTTTTTCTGCTGACTTACTGGCGTTCCCTGCCGTGTCTCCCTCTGTGTAGTAATCAATAAATTTTAATTCTTGTTCTCTATCTATTTTCTTCGGCATTTTTCTTCTCCAGTAACCATTTCTTTAACTTGTTTGCTGTTTGCTTAGGTAAAGGTAAATCTTTTCTAAACTTTATCCAAGACTTATCTAATACCAAGCTACCATCTATATCGACTTGTATATCAGAACCTGATATGTGAGATACTATGGTAATACTTTTTTCGTTTTCTTCAATAATTAATCCTATAGATATACAATCTGCCAGGGAATTATCTAATTCATTTATATTCGTCCAGCCTGATGTAGGCGTTATCGCATCTTCCCAGTTTAATATTACGAGCTTTGGTTTCATTTTTTGCTTCTAAGATAATTAAGATAATCTGCTCCCTCCTCTACTTCCCAAAATATTTTTATAAAGTCAGGGTGCGAATCAGGTAGTTCTGTGTTGAATATTGCAACTGCACAAGCAGACATCATCTTACATGGCAAGTTCAATGCTTTTGCAAAGTTGTCATACTTCTTGTACGAGCCAACCTGGACACAATGCATTATTTTATCATTTGTTGCATCTCTGATAGGACTATAACCTGACACATGAGTGTGTCCTGCAATAAGTAAGTGGTCTCTTGCATTGAACAATGCGTGTCTTACGATACCATGAGCTGTATTGTACATAGAGTGTCCTCTAAAGTTGTGCGCACAGTTTACTTTGATTTCGTGTTTGGGTAGTTTTATTTTAAGTCTTGCGTTGTGGTCTTGATAAACAGACTTTAGTGGTTTGCACATCCATTTGATAGGGTCTCCTTCCATGGCCCACATATCATGGTTACCTGCAACGATGAAGATGTATGGTGTTGCATTGATAAGCCACTCTACAAGTTGCCATTGCTGTTCACCATTAGTAGTTTGGTCTGCCCACAATCCTGCAAGTTTACCTCTTCTTGCCCAATTGTTTGACAAATCACCAACAGAACAGGCATACATCCCATCTGTAGAATTGACTATATCTATGTGTTTTCTAAGCGATACCCAATCACAGTTGTCATCATCGACATGAGGGTCGCCTTGTATGTAAAGACCAATAGGTTTTGTGTCTTTGATTCTAATTTTGATAAATTCATCTTTTCTTTCACGAGCATCTTTTCTTTTGAAAATTTCTGTTCTTTGCTCAATAAGTTCTTCTGTAGTCCAATCAGTCTCTGTCCTTTCTTCTAATTCATAGTTTTTTACGACTTTTGGATTTTGTGTTTTTTTGCCACAGGTCTTACATCTATATCTTTTTCTTTGGTGTTGTGTACCATCAGTACCTGCTTTAATAATATGGCTAGAACCGCAGTGAGGACAAACGAGCATATCTCCATCTTCGTTTCTTTGGATAACTCCAATCCTACTGTAGTTGCCACCATTGTTGTGAATGGTCATTTGGTTTCTTCCTGCTTAATTAGATATTCTAAATACCATTTAGCTTTGTTGAGGTCTTGTAGCGGTGTGCCTTTATACGGATAACGGGTAACATATTTTACAATGTTCCCACGAACATAATCCATATCCCAAGAAGTTATATATTCAATCGTCTCTATGCCCTTTGTATAGTGGGCTGGATGATTAATAATATCTTGCTTCTTTTTCTTGCTCATCTATTTTATCCATGACCTCATCCCAAGTGATGGGTGCGCAGTTCAAAAATACTACACCGCCATACTTGTAGTCAATCCTATTGTTGATAAGTGTTTTGATACTTATTTGTGCTTTAGGGTCGATAGCATGGATTGCTTTGATGATTTGCATTTCCCTTTTAGTAAAAGGTATGTTTGCACTCATAATTACCTCCTATTAGTTTATGTATACTTAAATCGCTGAAACAATATAGTAAGCCACAACTAATATTAGTATAAACTCTAAGACCGATATCTCTGGTCTTAGATATTTCGTTCTTATATTCCCTAATAAGAACTTTATTATCTTTATCATCTCATCAAAGGATTGCTACTTTTAGCTTTCAACTCCTCTACCTGAGACTTTAGTACAGATAATTCTTTTTCTAGTGGGGCAATGTTTGGTACGCTCCTTGCTTCTACCACCTCTAGTCTATTTAAAATACCACCCACTTGCACCATGATGCTTCCGAGGGTAATTACTAAACCTATAATTCCTGCTATTGTCTTGATGTCCATAGTCTGTCCTCGTATGTTTGGTTTGGATAAATGTTTCTGATATCGACATAAGTATTGTTGGTGTATGTGCTTATGTCAATGCTTTGTAAATCGGGTTGTATAAATATATCTGTATTGACTTGTGAGTATGAAGATATCTTGTTATCTCTTGCCATAACTTTAGCCACTATCATCTGTGTAGCTTTGAGCTGTCCATCTATTGTCTTAATTTTGTCTGCGACTTTGATAGATATTTCTTCTATTGTTAGTTGGGTTTCAACACCCCTATCCTCGTTTGGTGTTTCTGCTCCTTCTGCGACAGCAGTTTCGTTGCTTTCATCCACTTCTGTATTTGTTTCTGTTTCTTCGACAACTTCTGTTTCATTGGTTTCCTCCACAGGTGCTTCGACTATTTCTTCAAAAACTTCTTCTATAACTTCTACTGTTTCTTCTACTTGTACTTCAGGTTCTGCTAAAACAATTTCTTCTTCTATGATTTCAGGAGCTAGTACGATAGTTTCTTCTATAAATTCTTCTTCTACAGTCAATTCTGCCACTTCGGGTATAGATTCAATATAAACTTCTTCTATTATTGGTTCTACAAATGCCTCTTCGATAACTACTTCTTCTATGTAGACTTCTTCTATTTGTTCAAATATTTCTTGTATCTCTTGAGTTTGCTCTACTGTCAATACAACAGGGTCATACTCCATTGTTACAGATATGTTATCTACATTAGGACCGCCAAGCCGAGCAGGAGCGTTAGCATCAGAGCCACTAATAAAAATATTTCCAAAGCTACTACCCACCCCTGTATACGAAACACTGTCGCTAAAATCTTTCCCATTAATTCCTGTAACATTTGTTCTCTCCTGTGTTGTTGTTGCTAACACATTTTGGTCTTCATCTCTTATCTGTAATCTGATAGTAAATGTATCAGCACCACCACGATTTGGCGCCCAACTGCCAGGGCCTCCTTCACCATTTTGAATTTCTACGACAGAAAAAAGTGAGACCCCGTTGTCTAGCATTGGTTGAGTTATAGACTCTGAAGTAAGAGAAAATGTCTGCTCGATACTACCATAGTCTCCAAACTCTAAGTCATGCCCACCAGGGCAACAGTCTCCTATCCTTTGTGCATCACCTGATAATGACCACCCTGTAGTGCCATCATTGAACCCAGGATTGGTAATTAAATTACCTGTGGTGTCTGAATTTGCGAGTAGAGGTATTAGTAATATTATCCAAATATTTTTCATTTCCTAGTTCTTCCCATCTTTGTTTAGCTTGTTCACCAATCAATCCATCTATAGGACATGGTGTACCTGCATCCATCATAGACTTCCATACATTTTTGTCTTGACACATCAATGATATCGCTGCAACTTTCATACCCAGGCCATTGAGTAGCTTCGCTTTCTTTCTGCGAGAACATTCTTCGTCATGGTAATATGTACCCATACTTGTACTGAAGCCAATAACAGTCATGCCGATAGAGAGGGGGATGACACAACTGTCTTGGCCATAAACTGACATAGCAGGCGCTGACGATGTGTTTACAGCCGTCTCCTGATTTGTAGAATTGCTAGTCGAATTGGTTGTGCTATTTGTGACTTGTCCTTGATAGGTATTGTTGGTGGTTGCCTCGTAACCTTGAATACTTGTATTTCCACCACTTACATTAGTTTGGTTAGAAGTCGCATTCGATGAAGTAACATCTGAGACCGCATCTTCTATTGCATATCCAAGTATTATGACTATAAATATTACGATTGCTAAAAGTATTTTATTCATCAGCACTTCCATTTACGCAAGGCCAACGCTTTTCTCGTTGGTTTTCCATTTTTCATCATTGGTCCTTTGACGCCTGACATCCTTGCACAAAAACTTTTGCGTCTAGCTGCTGCTTTGGAACCTGGCTTGACTTTACCTGTTACAGGTCTTTTTAAATTAGAACCCTGGGTCCTTTTGAAATACCTTCTACCTGCCTCATTCAGCCCGCCTGTTTTGCTTTGATATTTTTTTGCTACCATTAGTCATCCTTAAAAATTATGTATAAAATTAACATGACACAAAAAACTGATATTCCGTAGTTGAGTGTGCATAGTTCAGGTTTCATTTTCTTGTGAGCGACCCACCAAAATATAAACCAATAATTGAAAATATTGTATGTGATTGTAGATTAGTTATGTAAATCGTATTGCCTTGCTCGAAGTATGATGTCTCGTATGTTTCGCCAAATATCCACCAACCACTACTAGCTTCAGTTACTATCTGATATGCAATGTTTACATCAGTAAATATAGGAGCAACGATTGGTACTACGATAATGCTAAATACACACATTAACGCTATCCATCTTCTTGTGTGCTTGGTATGAGGGTCAGATATTTGTCTCGCTTTATCAGTTTGTTTTGCAGCAAAACCTGCTCGTTGCATCAGCATCTTTTGTTTTTCTTGTTCAGCTTGTCCTTTCTGAGCCATGATAGACATAATCCCGCCTAACACAGTAGAAGCTAACATCGATAATAGTTCCATTGGTATCATTGTTCTTCTCTCCTACTAAAGTCAGGTCCTATTATTTCATTAGCAAGTTGTAGAGGAGGTTGCCCTGAAAGGCCTGGAATAGATTTTGCAAGCTCATCATATTTAGCTTGCATACCTCTGTAGTATGGTGTCATCGTAGCTGACATACCGCCTATCCATCCTTCTCCAAGTCTTCTAGCTTCAGCACCTTTAGCAGCAGCAGCTTTAGTTAGTTGCCCTCTTACATATGGTTGTGCCATATACCTGTTAAAAGCATAAAGAAGTCCGTAACCAGCCAACGCAGGAACACTTCCGCCTGTTGCAGCTAATGCTCCTACACCTGTTACACTTCCTAACGCACCTAATGCACCTCCGTTTGCCATGTTAAGCATAGTGCTTCTTGCAACAAACTGGTTTAGTGCAGGTTGTGATGGAAGGTATTGAATTAATTTTCCGAAGTCTTGTAAGTCTTTGTATGTGTAATTGAAGTTTCCGTTTTTTAATAACGCTTTTATGTTTTGTGCGTCACTTTTCAACAAATCTGTAAATTCAGATAAATTTCTTTTATTTGAAGGGTCGTTCATAATGCTTATAAATGTTTTTTCAAATTTATTGTTCATTTCATTTATAGCTAGTCTATTGTAATTAGTTTTACCTATAGATTTGACCATTGCTTTGTGAACTTCGCTGTTGCCTGATGTTAGTTGTTGTAAAAAATCTTTTCTATTTGTATTGCTAGCTGCTTTTATCATACCTGCCTGAATGCTACTTTTTAAGCCAGGAAATATTTCTACTCTACCCACATCATCTGTTATTTTGTAACCTAATTTTTTTTGTATTTCATCTACAAATTCTTTTTTTGCTGAACCCGATAAACTTCTTATATGGTCATCGAAATAATTTAACATTCCTGATGTTTGTGCATTTTCCATAAAATCTTTTTGCTTTCTCAAAGATGCATTTAAGGTTCTATTTGCACTACTGTAGTTTGCAAAAGCTCCTTCGTTTTTTAACAAACGACCTATTTGATTATTAAATGATGCGTATAATCTATCGAAACCTTCTCTTTCTAATTGAGTTGTAGCTTTTTCTGTTGTTTTTAAACCAGCAACAAGTTTGTCTTTGTATTTTGCATCCATAAATGTTTTTAATTGTTTTAGCTGCTTTCCTGTCAACTGTCCATTAGCTAGCAATGGTTTTAAAGAATCAGTTAGTGATTTACCTAAAGAGCCTGCGTTGTTTGACAATTGTGTAAATGTTCTTTGTAGACCAGGAACAGCGAGAGTCTTTTGCCCATATAAATTTTTCTCTAAGATATCGTCTATATATTTCATATTAGATTGAATAGAGTCGTCCAATCTTTTGCCATTTTTTATAAACGCTTGTGTAGCTAAGTTCATAGCATTTTCTCTTTGTTTTACAACGAAGTTTGTTGTGTCATCGTACAGACCTTTTTTTGGTATAATTTTTCCGTCTTTTGCTAATTTAAAACTTGATGTAAATGCAGCTAACGCTTGCTCAGGTGTTTCTCCATTTTTTATTCCACCTACAACTCTATTGATTAATTGCTCTCTAGTTCTTGTGTAAGATTCTCTTGCCGCTCTACCTAGTAAACCTGTTCTACCAAAAGCCTCTGCTATCGCTTTGACAAAAGGAATAGACACAGCTGACCTAGGCAAGTCAACACCTTGTTGTCTAGCAACTTTTGCAATGTCTTGTCTAAATGCTGCATTTTCAAAATACATACCGCTTAGTTTGTCTTTAGCTTTATCTATAAATCCTAAGACTTTGCCTTTTTTTTCTGCTGATTGTGAGTTAAATGTTTTAGAAAATTTATCTTTTACTTGTGATGCAGGTCCTACGATTTTACCTGCGCTATTTATTACATGACCTATGCCAGCAGATAGAACACCAACTGTTGCCGCTTCTCCGGCAGCGTCTAGAGCCAAATCTTCCATTTCTCTCAAAGGCATTGCTTCAGGTGCAGACAATTCTTGTAAAGCACCATAAGCTAATTCTGATGTACCAGCACCTACACCAGCACCAATAGAAGATGCAATAAGCACACTCATACCACCAGTTGCTGGTGCTAGACCAGCACCTATAATACCGCCTATAGTTGCGCCTGTTATAGACATAGCAGGTTTTACAAATTCATTTATACCATCAGGGTATTCATCAGGACCTATTAGTCCTACTTTGATTCCCATGTTTCTTACTTGTTGAAAATATTGCTCTTCTGTTATTTTGCCTTTTTGCAATAGCAAAGAGCCTTGGCTTTTGTAAGCATTAAAAAAATCATTAACGGCTGCTACATCTCTTATAGCATCGTTAGCTATTTTTGCTTGTTGATGTTGTTCTAGTTCTTCTAATGTTGCCATTATTCAAGTTCCTCTGTTGCGCTCATAAAATCATTTACCATAAGGTCTAGGCTTGCTTCATCTGTTGGTAATACCATGCCTGGTGTAACATTTGGTGCAGAGTAAAAACCATCTGCTTGTCTAGATTGTGCGCCAGGCTTAGAACCAAAAGCACCTAGTACATTGTCTAATCTTTTTCTAACTTGTACTACATTTGCTCTTTGTTGCACTAAATCAATCATTGTTTTAGATTCAGGCTTTGCTAACTTTATTTCTTCTGTTAGTGCTTTCTCTCTAGATATAAATTGTTGTTGTAACACTCTATATTTAGCAGCAGCTGTTGGGTCACCTGTCATGCCTGATGGTAGTAGTTCTTCAATACTTTGTAGTAAGAAGTTACTAGGCTTACCTTTGTAGCCTTCTGTCATAACAATTTTTATAGCTTGGTTTAAATCACTACGAGCTTGTAAAGCCACTTGTGATTCAAAACCACCCGCAGGTCCCATACCGAAGTAAGACAAAACAGATGCTGTAGGTGTATCTATAAGTTGGTCATAAACTCCAAAAGATTCAGGTATAGTTGCATCTAACGCTTGTTGTTCTGCTGTATATGCTTTTTCAGGAGTATCTACTGTTTTGTTAGCATCGTCTATTTCTTGTTGTAGTTTTTGTATTTCTAACATTTCTTTAGTGTTAGACAACTGGTTAGACATTTGTTTTTGTTGCATCTCTTGTGTAAGAACTCTAGCCTGGCCAACTCTTCCTAAAGTATCGCCTAAAGACCTACCTTCTCGTAAGTCCAACGCAGCATTTAATAGTTCTACATTTAAAAGTTCTCTACCTATAGCCATTATATTAATCCTCTAGATTGTTTGTATAAATCTTCTTCTTGTAACCTTATGCCTGGCGCTCCTGATGGTGCTGATGCTTGTACAACAGGTTGTTTGTTATCTAACAAACCACGCATCATCATCACTGAAGCCAACAAACCAGCAGAACTTGATAACTCTGACATAAAATCTGTTGCGCTTGCTGTGTTTGCTAATTTATCTATTGGTACTCCATCTTTAGATGTTGCTGCTAATAATGAGTCTGATTGTAATTTACCAAAAACATCTGCAACATCTCTAGATACTGCGGTTCCACCAAATGTCATAGGCCCTTTGCCTGGTATTTCTGCTTTTGTAGCAGCTATTGAGCCACGAAGCCTACCCGCAGTGTCCAATGTAACACCTTCAGGTAAAATACCTCCACTAAATTGATTCCTAAATACACCATCTTCTTGTACTAAGTTTCCTTTAGCAGCTATAACATCTGTTTTAAAATCTTCTATAGTAAATATATCGGGGTTTAGTACAGGCTCTCCTTTTGTCTGTTGTTCTTTTGTATACTCAGCCAGTTTACTTCTTCCTTGCTCGTTTAAATCTTGTGCTGAAAGATTTATAGTATCAAACTCCTGGCGGCCGAGACCTCCTAATGCAAAATCAGGTGTACCATCAGACCTAAATTCAGGTACAGAGTTTAAACCTAATCTTAGTTTAGGTGTTCCTTGTAGTGCTTGAGCTTGCTTTTGTCTAGTTACTGCTTCTCTTTCTACTGTCCCTGCTGGAGAAAGCCCTAGTCTTTCTTCACCCGCTTCTAGTGCAGATTTTTCATCACCGAACACACTAAATAAGTTGCCCGGCATGGCGCTGATGGTACTCAAAAGACCTGTTTGTCCAGCAAGAAAATCTTGCCTGTCTTCTTTGGTTTCTAGTATACCTTTGTTATTTTGAGAACGCATAAAGTCCTCATAATTTTTTCTATCTTTTCCTAAGCTAGGGTATTTTATTCTAAACTCTTCGTATGTCATCATTTCTCCTAGTCAAAAAGACTTCCTAATATTGCTCCAGCTATCATTGTGGTAGGCCCACCTAGAGCAGCTAAACCTTTCCCAGCTACTAATCCAGGTAGAGCAGCAGAACCAACAGCGTAACCTAGTCCACCGCCTAATAGAGTACCAAGGCCAGCGCCTCCACCAGGCCCTACTGTTGAACCTGTTGTTGTTCCTGGCAAGATAGAACCAGCTACTACATTAGAATATCTATTTAATGCTTCACCTGGCGCACGCTGTGCAAACTCAAATCTTGCTCTAGCGTCATCTATAGCTTGTTGTTGTCTAGCTTGTTGTGTAGCCCCAACACCTGCTAATGTTTGTGCTGGTTGTAATAAAGTAGGCATAACATTCGGAGTAAGACCTAATGCTCTTGATTGTGCTTCTAGTGTTTGTCCATACGCATCACCATACAATTGCGCTGTTACATCTCCTGCTCGTTGCATGAAATCACTAATTACACCTTGTTCTAGTATTGCTTGTCTATCGCCACCTAATTGACCTGCTTCGTTAGCACCTCTTCTTGCCTGTTGTAACAAGCCTTGTGCTTGTGAATACAATGGCCTTATAGCAGCTTGTGCTGCACCTGCTAAAAATGGATTACTAGCTAAACCTGCTGGCCCTGCTAATTGTTGTTGTAAAGCAGGAATAGTTGACTGTGCTATTGCTGTCTGTCCGCCGAATGCTGACTGTACTGCCATGTCTTCAGCTGCTAATTGTGCAGCTGTCGGGTTAGCAAATGTTTGCCCTGGGAAAAACTGTAGTGGGCCTTGGTCGTATAACCTTTGGGCCTCATTGTACATGTTAATTAAGAAGGGCTGTTGACCAATGAACGGGTCGGCTTTTTGTATAGTTTGGGTTGTCCCACCGCCACCTTTACTCATTCTTTTCTCCTAGTGTATGGTTGTAAGTTCTTTTCCAACGATGGTGTATGTTTGTTCATAACCAAAGTTTTTTAATTTCTTTATAAATCCTTTTCTACAGACTGTTTCCATAGCTTCGCAATCATTTTCTACTGACCACTCTTCTAATATTTCTAACACCTGTGCTACCCACTCATCTATGCCTTCTCCACCTAAAGTTACTATGCGACATACTTTTTTCTGCGGATAGTTAATAATTTGTGTAGTAACTACTGCTCTAATAATTTTCTTTTCTGCGTCTTCGAACACAATCCAAAGTTGCATTTCAGCATCTTTTAAAAAATAATAGATGTCGTGTTCGTTCATTTCTTCTTGTGCTTTATTGATACCCATCGCAACATATTGTTCGCATTCTTGCCATACTTCATCAATATATTTTGCTGGTATTCCTGATACATATATCATAGCTTTGTATAATTCCCCGCTGCGTTTACAAAATAAATACCTTCGCCACTACCAGGGTCAAAGTTTGTGCCATCAGCATAAACTATATCTCCTTGTTTTTTTCTACCTGGCGTTGTGTTTTTGACCTCGATAAATGTTGTTGGGTTTTCTTCTAACGCACCTTGTAGTTTGAGTAACTCTTCAAAGATATATCTTGGTAAATCTTCAGGGTCGCTTGGTACAGGGTTAGGTGAATATTTTGGTGCTTCTGCCATTATCTTTCTCCTAAGACTTCATACTCTAAATCATATCCATTAAGTTCAAACTCACTATTGCTAGTGTGCTGAAACCTTACCGCAATAAATTTACCTGATACCCTACAATCTACTTTGTTTTGAGAGTTAGGGTCAAAACTTTGTGCAGCATTGAAAGTATATGTGCCATTAGGCGACATCGAACTACCAACAGATATGTTTACTGTTCCTGTGCCTTTGACTCTTGGTGTTAGTTTTCTAACCTGTTTGACAGTATTGTTGTTACCATCGAGAGTAAGTCCTTTTCTTTCTACTGTAGTTATAAAGTTTTCATTGTCGAACTGTTGCCCAAAGTCTCCACGATACAGTTTCGTATCGCTTGTCCCTGCAAACAGAATACTTCTTTCTGTAGGGTTAAACAGTCTATCACCATAAGTCCCTGTTGTTGTAGTCCATGTACCTGTCTGTGTGTTCCAGGTATTCGATGTTGCACCTGGGTCAACAACACCTGGTCCTATATGATATATGTCAGGTAAATCTCTAAAAGTAAAACTGCCATCAACATAATTATAAATTAGTGCCTTGTTACAAAACTGAGAGCCTAAGCTAGGATAAGATATCCACATTTCAGATTTTTGCACATTATGTGTTACAAAAGTAAGTTGGTAATAACTGCTGTTAATGTCATCGAACAAATGTTTTTTAATAGCATTGGTTGCCACAGATTTTTTCGATACACCATTGTGTATAATAATATCACCTTGCGTTACAACATAATGATTACCCTCAAATTCTTGTACGCAGTTTCTAGTTAGTATACCTGTATCGTTAAATAGTTTTTTGAAACTAAAGACAAGATTACCGCCTATATAGTTCGCAATCCATGTAGAGTTGCCTTTGTAAATGATAAATGATTCTTTGAGTGCGAGGCCATCTATAATCTCATCTGCTTCATCACCTATTGTTACTGCACCTGCATCATTTGTTGCTGCTGCTGTCCATGTTGATGGAAAATTAAAATCCTCTGCCGTGTCACCCCATCTAACTTTGTTAGGTAAGTTTGTACCGCTTTCTGTAAGGTTCAAAGCCATAAGATAGTTACCAAATGCTTTTATAGTTTTGCAAGTTGTGCTTGCTGGCCAGTTTGGTAAATCGCTAAATGCACTTGCGCCTGTAGTCGCTAATGCTTGTGGGTCATCTATGCCATTACAAAGTATCGGCAAACCATTGTATATCGTTCCTGTCCAGTTACCGACTGTAGCCAAGTTTGTAGAATAATCACCACCTGATGCTCTTGTGAAATCTGTGTGTGTCGATGTGCCACTTAGTCTGTAAATTTTTGCAGTACCTGCATAAAACCAAAATGAGTTTACATCATAAGACCAGTTTATTACGAAGTATGGAGCAACTGTTGGTGTACCAAATACCTGGTCATGTCCTTGTATCTTTTTTGCAGCACTATCAGCAAACCTTACATTTGACGCTTCTGAGTAAAACTCAAAAGGTATGATAGTATTGTTAGTGTCTTTTATAAGACCTTTTGGTGGAGGTGCTTGAAATACAGGCATTTATACAGTCCTTTTCCACATATATACTACGATATATGGTTGCAAATTGTTGTGGGCAGTGCCACTACCTGTACTACCAACAGTTACACTTTGTGTATTATTGCTAGTATCATCACCAACACCAACTTTAGTAGAGTTTTGCACATGATGTAAAGCATTACTATTGTTACCTGAAAATTGACCTGTGATTGCATGAGTATGAGATGGTAGTTCTGCTTCTGACAATGTATGTGTTTTTGCACCACCAGTTTCTTCGAGTGTATCAAACTCTGTCTGACTTGCATCTATACCTACCATGACACGACCTGCACCAAATGCTACCCATGTTCCAAAACCGAGTAGTGTTCCAGGATTAGTTGCAACTGCTGCATTGATATATATCGAACCTACAGGATATACTGCTTGTAATGTTGTAGCTGTATCAGAACCAATAGTTACTGTTCCTGTAAATGTTGCATTTCTGACACCTGTAAAATCTTTATTAGAATCAACAGTTAATGCTTTCGATGCTTCTGCTGTGCCAAGTGTTGCAACATCGACATAATTAAGTTCTGTGGTGTTTGCTGTAACACCATCTAGTAAATTTAATTCTGTGTGTGTCGATGTAACTGCATTACTCAGGTTAGGAAATGTAGCTTTGACTGTCGATTTGATAAGTCTTATATGGTCATCACCCTCTGACACAGCATCTGAAGCTGTAGGGTTTGAGCTATTTAGACTATCTATATATGTTCCTGTTTCTAATCCCATCTGTTACTCCTTTGGGTATTTGTCTTTAACTGCTTTAATTTTTGCTGCCATCTCATCTGAGAAAGCTCCCTTTGCATAAAGGTCATCTAGTTGGTCTCCAATATCAGGATATTCTTTTAACCTTTTTAATTGATAATCTAGTTTTTCTACCTCAACAATACTAGCATCTAGTTCTGATTGACTAGGTTGTGTTATATCCTCGCTATCCCATCTAATGGTATACTTTTCTTTAGTTCCAAAAACTACAAACTGTGCATTTGGCTCTAGTCTTAAAATTGCTTTTGCTACTATACTACTCATAATATTTCATGTGCTGTTATTACCGCAGCTTCTACATCTCCATCTTCACCAAAAGTGTGTGTTCCACTACCTTGATATGCTTTGATTGAATAGGTATAAGTTCCTGCTGCCACATCATCAATCGTAGTGATTGCAAAAACAAAGTTTTGAGACGCTGTACCAGCATTTTCTGCTTTGTGTCTTTTACCTATTTCAGTTGAACCTCTGTAAAGTCTATACAAAAAGAATCCACCTGTTTGACCTGGATTTGAGTTACCACAAGCTGTAAGCATAACAGGTTTTCCTGATGTCGTGATTGTTACTTCAGCGAGACTAGTTGCTGTTGCACTATTAATGGTTACAGCACTTGCATCTGAAAATCCCTCTGCTTGTGATTGTGTTGATGTTATAACTTTTCCTGTAATGTCAACATTCTTATCTACAGTCACTTTTGCAGCAGTAGCATCTGTCGATAAAATAGCTTCTCCTGAACTCGAACCTTTTAGTTTTATACTACTCATTAATCTGCTTCCTCTATTGTGTTACCTGCTTTTACCCATTCTTGTATAGCTTGGTAGTGTAAATTGTTTGGGTCTAACGGCACATAAAGTGTTTGTCCGTTAGAAACTAATT